CACCTGAACCTACAAGTGCGGAAACGCCGACTGAGTAATGGTAGTAGACGCTAGAGCAAAAGGTGCACGTACAGAAACCACAGTACGTGATCTTTTGCGTAAACACACCGGCTTAGGGTGGGAACGAATACCTGGGTCAGGAGCACTTGATGCCAAGCACTTGCTCAAAGGCGATCTTTACGTGCCTGGCAGAACCAACCTGTGGTGCGTAGAAGTCAAAGGCTATGCAGAAGATCACCTGACCTCACACCTATTGACTTCAAAAAGTCCGCAGCTTGTAGAATTCTGGGAACAAAGTGTCAGGCAAGGCAAGCAGGTAGAGAAGAAACCACTGTTAATCTTTAAGTTTGACCGATCAAAAGTTTTTGTGGCTTTTGACGAAATGCCTAATTCGCAAGACTACCGCTGTGTTTACTATAATCATGAAACTCACGAATTTTATGTTGCTCTACTAGAAGACTGGTTAAAGTATGAGCAACCACAATTTGTCACTTGACTTGGCGGGTTATCAAGTGTATAATATACACTTAACCACAAAAATACACAATGAGTAAAACATTCAAACAAGCCACTGAATCAACAGCAACACTGCTTGTTGTTGATGCACTAAACCTTGCTTTTCGTTACAAGCATTCAGGAGCCACTGATTTTGCTGAAGACTACCTGCGCACAGTAAATAGTCTAAAGAAATCTTACAAAGCCTCACACGTTATTATTGCATGTGACCAAGGCTCAAGCAGCTATCGCAAAGCACTAAGCCCAGAATACAAGCAAAACCGCAAAGACAAGTTTGCAGAACAAACAGACGCTGAAAAAGCTGCGTTTGAACTGTTCTTTGAAGAATTCACCAAAACGCTTGAGCACATTGCTGAAAATACCGACTATCCTGTGCTGCGCTTTCAAGGCGTTGAGGCTGACGATATTGCAGCATACATTGTTAGTAAAAAGTCCAGCTTGCCTTTTGATGACATTTGGTTGATCTCTAGCGACCGTGACTGGGATCTGCTTGTTGCCGAAGGCGTTAGCCGATTTAGCTATGTAACCCGCAAAGAAGTAACCATCAACAACTGGAATGACCACTATGAATTTAGCCCTGAAGATTACATTAGCGTTAAGTGCCTTATGGGCGATAGCGGCGACAACGTTCTTGGTGTGCCTGGTATTGGGCCTAAACGAGCTGTTGCCTTGGTTAGTGAATATGGCAGCTGTTACGACATTGCTGCAAACATTCCACTTAGCGGTAAGTACAAGTACATTCAAGAGTTGAACAAGTGCCGCGACTTGTTACTACTCAACTATCAACTAATGGACTTAGTTACTTATTGTAGCGAAGCTATTGGTGAAGCTAATATTATAACCATTGATCAAACCCTAGAACTTTACACAAAATGAACAGCACACTTATAAGCAGCGGTAGTATTACTGCCTCATACGATCCTAATACTATGACATACCGCAACAATCCCAAGATTCAGTGCCAAGTACAGCCTGATGCAATTCTTCCACAGCGGGCACACCGCACAGATGCAGGTGCAGACCTTTTTGCGTGGTTTCCAGAAGGTGCAGCACGTTGGATTGAAATCTATCCTGGAGAACAAAAACTTGTTGATACGGGTATAGCGGTAAAAATTCCAGAAGGCTTTGTGGGCCTTATTTACAATCGCAGCTCGCAAGGCAAAAAAGGCATTACAATCCCACATTCAGTTGGAGTCATTGATTCAGATTATCGTGGAAATTTAAAAGTTTTGCTAAAAAATATTTCCGATGACCCCTATAAAATCGACGCTGGGGACAGAATTGCCCAGCTAGTAATCCAACCAGTTCAAATTGTGGACTTTGTGGATTCTTGGAATGACACACAACGTGGTACTGGCGGATTTGGCAGTACTGGACAATAAAATAGGAATATTATGAAAAATTTCGCATTACTAGTACTAGTAACAGTACTAACAGCATGTGGTGGTAATACTGAGCCACCAAGCCTACCAAAAGTAGTAACACTATCAGAGCAAACTATTGCAAGTTTGCCAACACCCTTTGTAGTTGGTCCATCAGCAACCGTTACTGTTCCATCAGTGCCTGTGGTAGGCCCAGGGCCAGCAGCACAACTACCGTTTGTAGCTGGCCCTGTTAAGGGACCAGAAGTTACCATAATCCCAAATGTAGTGGTAGGACCAAGTCAAGTAATTCAACCTACAATTAATTATTGCACAGACGGATTTGTGGTTGGGCCTTGCGTAAAACTATCAAATACCTGCACACCAGACGCTAGCGGGTTTGTAATAGGCCCTTGCAGCCAATAAAGAAAGAATAAATGAACTCTCCATCAACACGCGCGCAAGTAATCACACGTCGTACCTATAATCGCCCTACCTCAGACGACGGAAAAGAATTTGAAACATGGCAAGAAACAGTTGCTCGCGTTATTGACCATCAAGAGTGGTTGTGGACACGAGCAGTAGATCGCGAACTCAATGATGTTGAGTACGCAGAATTATACGATCTTGAGCAATTGATGCTTGATCGTAAAGTATTAATGAGTGGCCGTACGCTGTGGTTGGGTGGTACTAACGTAGCTAAAACACGTGAAGCCTCTCAGTTCAATTGCAGCTTTACACACGTTGAAACAATCTATGACGTAGTTGACGTCTTATGGCTGCTATTACAGGGCTGTGGCGTTGGATTCAAGCCAATTGTTGGTACACTCAACGGATTCTCAAAGCCAATTAAAAATATTCGTGTAGTACGTAGTACACGCACATCTAAGGGCGGTAATGAAGAGAATGTGGAATACTGGGCATCTGATACCAAAACTTGGACTATTCAAGTCGGAGACAGTGCAGAAGCTTGGGCAAAGTCTGTTGGCAAGTTGCTTGCGGGTAAGTACCCTGCTGATACTTTGGTTCTTGATTTTAGTCAACTACGACCTGCTGGTGAAAGGCTAAAAGGATATGGTTGGATTTCGTCGGGTGATGCTGCTATCAGTACTGCTTATACCGCTATTGCCAATATACTTAATGGTCGCGCTGATAGTCTGCTTACTCGCATGGATATCCTTGATATTGTTAATCATCTTGGCACCATTCTTAGTAGTCGCAGAAGTGCTGAAATCGCACTATTCGATTATGATCAACCTGAATGGGAAGAATTCGCCGTAGCCAAAAAAGATTGGTGGTTGCACAATAATCAGCACCGCACACAGTCAAATAACAGCTTAGTATTTAAAAAGAAGCCGCTAAAATCAGACTTGGAGCGTATCTTTGGCATGATGATTGAAGCTGGTGGAAGTGAACCTGGATTTATCAATGAAGTCGAAGCCCTCAGACGCGCTCCGTGGTTTAAGGGAGCCAATCCATGCGTTGAAATCTTACTCGGTAATAAGGCTTTCTGTAATCTTACCGAAACTGATATTGCAAAGTTCAAAGGCGACACTGCCGGTTTGCACAACGCTGTACGACTGGCAGCTCGTGCCAACTACCGACAAACCTGTGTTAATCTTCAGGACGGCATTCTTCAGGAATCTTGGCATCTTAACAACTATTTCCTACGACTATGCGGAGTAGGTTTAACTGGTATTGCAATGCGTCCAGACATGGGCAGCTATGACTACGAATACTTAAAGCGTACTGCTACATCAGCTGCTGTTGGTATGAGTTTAGAACTGGGATTGCCAGCACCTAAAAACGTAACTTGCATTAAGCCGTCAGGCACACTATCCAAAATCATGGATACCACAGAAGGCGTACACAAACCACTAGGAAAGTATATTTTTAACAATGTACAATTTAGCAAGCATGACCCGGTGGTTGAAAAGCTACGTCAAGCGAATTACCGTGTTATTAATCATCCTGTTGATGATTCTGGAGTTCTTGTTACGTTTCCAGTAATGTGGGACGGCGTTCCTTTTGATAAAGTTGATGGCAAAGAAGTTAATCTTGAATCAGCTGTTGTGCAACTGGAGCGTTATAAGCTTTTACAAACTAGCTGGAATCAGCAAAATACGTCAGTGACTATTAGCTATGACCCAAGTGAAGCACCTGCAATCATTGACTGGTTACTAGACAATTGGGACTGCTATGTTGGTGTGAGTTTTATCTACCGCACAGACCCAACCAAAACTGCCAAAGATTTAGGTTATTTATACCTTCCACAAGAAGTTGTAACTGAGCAAGACTACCGTGAGTATGCTCAGACTCTGGGCACTGTTGACTTAAACGATGCCAACAGTTTTGACGAAATTACCGATGCCGAGTGTGCAACCGGTGCCTGTCCCATTAAATAATTTTAAATACTCATATAGCATGAAATTCACACTAACAGATCTTTCAATTGAAGAAATCAATGCAGTCTTACTTGGCCTACAAGAATTACCTGCTAAAATTTGTAACCCATTAACTCAAAAATTGCGACAACAAGCAGAGTCTCAGCTACCACAGCCAGAAACTGCAGCAACTGTGCAATAAACTAGCCAAACAAAAAGCCCCTAACCAGCAATGGTTAGGGGCTTTCTTTTTAGTTGTCGCCTGATTCTAAGAGCTGTGCTGCAAATGCTAAGTCTTTGGCATCCGTTCGCTCACGCATGATTTGATTGCGCTTGGCTGTGCTCCAAGTGTAGCCACCATCACCGCCCCACAAATCCCAAGCAACTCGACCTTTGCTGGGAAACCCTTCTTCGCCACTGTTAAACCCAGTGGCTTTTTTGTCTACCTCATGTCGAGAAAAGAAGCTGTACATACGTAGCACAGTAGTGCCGGTTAATGGATCTCGATCTTTTAGCTGATTTGCTCGGGCTAAGCCAACTAGTGTACCACCTGGCTTGCCTTCTTCTTTCCACTTTAGTGCACGACGAGCTGCTGACGCCATGCCTTCTGTGGGTGTGTATGTTTCTGCCATAGTGGCTCCTTAATTGTTGTAAGCTAAAATAACTCGCTTACACATCTGTGAACGGACAATGTCTTCGTCCCTGAAACTAACAACGCTAACACCTTCAATACCATCTAGTCGCTTTACAGCGTCTAAGAGTCCCGAATCTGAAATGTCGGTTTGTTTGGGGTCTCCGCTTAAGATAATCCTGCAATTTTTTCCTATACGCGACAGCAACATTTTAAACTCTGTTTTGCTTAAGTTTTGTGCTTCGTCTACTAGGATAATGCAATTTTCAAAGCTGGCTCCACGCATAAATCCAATTGGGCGTGGTTCAATGGTTTTTGACTTTAGTGCGTACTCGTAAAAACCTTTGCCAAGTGT